TTCCACGCATCTGCTCCATCTTCGTTTAAGTTTAAGATGTAAACAATTTTGTCATCAACTGATGGCATTTCGTCTAAGTCTATTACAAACTTATCATCAATATTACGTGACGTTGAAGAAACAGGAATATCATTAATAACAACTTGCCAACTTGTTACCGTGTCTGCTCTGCGTCCAGGAGTTGACCCTGATGCAGATTCAGCAACATAATAATCTATATCTGTATCAATTCTTGTTGATGCTGTTTCTACGGTAAAGCGTCTTTCAACTTTGAAACCAATTGGATCTAGTGTAAGTAATCTATAACCAGCAGTTTTTGTAGATGGATTGAATACTTTAGGATTAATAATTTTGTTAATACTTCCTGATGTAGTAACCGGACCTTCTATAATAGTGTCGCTAGGTAAAGTGTCAACATCCCATATTATATCAATTAGTTTATCATTATCAGCATTTAATGTAAATGTTCCTACAATTTCATTTATTAATTCAGCACGTTTTAATCTAAGCTGACTAATACCAGGTTGGTATCTTGCTGGCAATTCTGCTTCTAAAATATTAAGCCAACTAATATCTCCAACACGCAAACTTCTGTTTTTAGCAATTTTACCTGTTTCGTCTTCTACAATTAAGTCAAAATTTCTATAACTTACAACGATAGGATTATTCAAATCAAATCTGCCATCTTGTCCTGTTGCTACAATTGTATTCAATCTAATTCCATCTTCGTTTACTAGAGTTCCATCTGGTAATACGGTTACTCCACTTGCTGCCCCAACATTGTTATCTGTTGAAGGATTAAATCCTTCTAAACTAATTGTACCTGCGTCTTGGTTAAAAATACTTGTAATAATATCTGTAATGATTCCAAGTTTTTTAACTTTGACAGGTGGCGAAATGTAAACAGGCGCAGTAAATCCAAGTGTTGCAACATCAATTTCAGTTTCGGTTCCTGTAGGAATAGTTCTATTACTAAAGTTAATATTTTCTAATTGTAATACGCTTAAACTTGTCCAATCGATATAATTGTCTGTGGTTTGAAATTCTAAGTCAGGATTAAACAACATAAAAATTTGTTCAAGTATTTGTAGTTTTTGATCAGTACTTGTACTCCAAACATCTACATTGACACTTAATGTATATGGTGTTGGATGCAATCTTTCTACGGTATATCCTTTTGCTTGTTCGGTTGAATACTCACCTGTGGCAGTATCATAAGCTCTTTCTCTAAGATTAATTTTGCTTACATAACTGCTATCACTTAGTCTAGATCTATCCATCTGGAAGCCAGTAATATAAACACCCATACGCGGAGCACTTGGCAGTTTGTTTTCGCTGTTGTCTCTAATTATACTTGCTACTTGTCTAGTTATATCACCATACATAACAGGAACTTCACGTAAATCCCCATCAGCATCTTTGTAACTGAATTTACTAAATGCTCTTACAATTTGAGTTATATACCTACGTATTTGTCCGTCATAAAAATATTGCATTAATTATTAGCCTTTGCTCTAAGTGCTTTACTCAATGATTGTCTCTCGACAACTTCTTCTCCAGCAATGGTATTTACATTTGTATTGTTTATAAACGAACCTTTTAGAGTATCTTTGTCTTTTGTTGGTGTTAGTGTTGTTCTCACTTTATCCTCTACCTTTCTCCAACTATTTCCATCATATCTAAATAATCTATTTGGAGATAAATCTATACGTAAAAAATAATCACCCTCGCCTGCTTGCGATGGAAAGCCTGTTCCCTGTCCGTACAATGCACCATTTGGTGGAATACCGTCGCCAACTAAATAACCAATATATCCTGTTCCGTTAGGACTTTCAAAAACTTGATCAGATGTTATAAGTTCGTCAGAAATTAATGTTTCTTGGTCAACGGTAACAATAGCCATTTCTCCATCTTCTGTAACACTTAATGTGTAAAATTGTGTTGTTTCATAACCACTGAGTCTTGCATTTTCTTCTGCTTGTTGGATGATAGCTTCGTTTATTTGCATTTCTTTTTCGTAAGTGCTTAAAACATCACGTAAAGTATTACTACTACCTTCTTCTGCAGGTAAATCTAAAATATCTTTGTATTCTTGTGAATCCATTATTTGTTTGCATTTTAGTCGATACAAATGCGGATACCAAGTTTGTGAAAATCCTTCTGCTGCTCGTGTAACATCTTCTACAACATAAAATCTTTTTAACGCAACACTGAAGTCATTTAAAGCATATTCATCAATCATATGTGGTAATTCTATAACATCGCCACTCATTATTTTTCTGCCTAAAGTTTTTACACTGCTGGCAATATGTATTGTCAAAAATATTGTATCATTTTGTAAAAATAAGCCAAATTGACTTAAATCAAAATCAGTATCTTGAACATTATAATGACCTCTGAGTGTGTAAATATCGTTGTCATATTTTCTATCTCTGTTTTCTAGAAATAACAAGTCTTGAATGTTTGTTTCTGAAATTACATCGTATATAGGTTGTTCGATAGTTGCATCATCTGCTGATACATTCTTTGGACCGATATATTTGTGTATATTTAAATCTGTACCGCCAACCGTGAATTGTTCATAGATAATACTATCTAAAAAGTCAAAGTCTTTGGATTTTTCCGGTCTATATAAACTTAATCTAGGCATATGTATATTTATCGTTACGATAAATACTAGTGGAGAACAATATGGCAGACTTGACTACTGAAAAACAAGAAATTTTTGATTACGTAAATGCATTCCTCGGCGGAGGCATGGTAGATGTTGAACTTGATCCAATACACTACGAAACAGCACTTGTAAAAAGTTTAAGTAAATTTAGACAAAGAAGTGAAAATAGTGTAGAAGAAAGTTATTTGGTAATTGCACTAAATCCAGATCAAAACGAATATACATTGCCAAATGAAGTTATCGAAGTTAGACAACTATTTAGACGCAATGTAGGTAGTAGATTAGGTGCTAGTGCTGATGGCGGCAGTTTGTTTGAACCATTTAACTTAGCTTACACAAATACATATTTGTTAGCAGGTAGCGGCATCGGTGGTCTAGCAACTTATGATTTCTTTGCACAACAACAAGAACTAGTAGGTCGTATGTTTGGTAGTTTTCTTGAATTTTATTGGAATACTAGTACAAAAAAATTAACTATATTACAACGTCCTAGAGCCGATGAAGAAATTTTAGCATATTGCTATAATCATAGACCTGACTTTGAACTATTCAAAGATTACAAAGCATATCAGTGGATTAAAGATTATACTTTAGCTAACTGCAAATATATGTTAGGTGAAGCACGTAGCAAATTTGCAACCATAGCTGGACCAGGAGGTGGCACTACACTGAATGGCGATACATTAAAAGCCGAAGCACAAGCCGAAATGGAAAAATTAGAAAAAGAACTAGATACAGCAGTTGCAGGCGGTACAGGTTATACGTTCTTAATTGGCTAAAGATCGTTATCGTGAATGTACAATTGAATTAATGCATAATGCAAAATTTTCATTAAATCTTTTCGAGCATCTTCTGCTGTACCTTTTTTTCCATAGCGATTAGAATACTTGTCAACATTGCCCATGCAAAAACCAGTTCCGTGTCCTCTATCAATAATTACTTCAGTTGATTGAAATTTATTGGTACTATAATGTCCATCATATGTTTTGTCAATGTATGCTTGGAATTCATCAATGTATTTTTTTTCGTCAAATTTATAATCAATGCTCATAATAAATCCTTTTCTATTATAATACATGATACAAGTTGTAAAGTCAATAATAAAATGCGCACATAACGGCTAAAACCCCCTATTTTCTACCATAAGTAGATAAATATTATTGATAGACATAATCCATAGGAGAAATAAAAAATGGCATTAACATCACCAGGCGTAGAGGTCAGCGTAATTGACGAGAGTTTTTACACTCCGGCTGAACCAGGTACAACACCTATTATTTTTGTTGCAACAGCAGAAAATAAACTAAATGGTGCAGGCACAGGAATAGCACCAGGAACAACCGCAGCAAATGCGGGTAAAGTATATCTAATGACATCACAACGTGACTTAGTAGAAACATTTGGTGATCCATTATTTTATACAGATACAAATAATAATCCAATACATGGCGGAGAACAGAACGAATATGGCTTACAAGCCGCATATTCATATCTAGGTGTAAGTAACAGAGCATGGGTAGTTAGAGCTGATATTGATTTATCAGCATTGAATGCAAGTTCAACTGCAACAGCAGCAGATCCTGAAAATGGTACATACTGGTTAGATACACAAACTACATCATGGGGTGTATTTGAATGGAACGGAAGTGCGCTATCAACTTCTAATACATCAGGACAAACATTTACTAACAAGGCTCCTATTGTTATTACTGATTCAACAAAAGTTGCAGGTTCAAGTCCTTACACACCAAATGGTAGTGTAGGTCAGCCAGGTGAATATGCTATCGTTGCAACTTCAACAATACCACGTTTATGGTACAAATCAAGCGGAAACAGCGCAGCAGGTATTGCATCTGGTACTTGGGTGCAAGTAGGAA